TCGGGTGACTACAACTCGGGTCACCACAACTCGGGTGACCGCAACTCGGGTATATTTAACACGGACGAACCTATGATGAGGTCTTTTAACAAAATGACCAAAATCAAGTTAAGTGAATATATTAATAGCGATAAGTATGTTTACTTTGAATTACCTATCAATATCTATGTTTGGTCATCAGATATGACTGACAAAGAAAAAGAAAATCACCCAGAGTGGAAAACCACAGGCGGTTACCTTAAAAAACTGAGCTACAAAGAAGCTTGGGCTAAGTGGTGGGAGAGTAATCAAGATAGAAAAGATAAGATTAAAAAAATCCCTAACTTTGATAAAAAATTATTCAAAGAAATTACGGGCATTGAGATTAAATAATATGAACAAAAGACCTTGAGTCATAGCTCGAGGTCAATAATCTGGTAAGGTTGTATTGGATAGTAATCCACGGGATGGCCGTAGTCCTGAGATCACCTCCTTACGGTAGCCGTATTATTGTTAAGCCTATATTTTATATAGCACAGCAATAGTTTAGCCTCTAAGAGTATTGCTAGCGAATGTGCTCTGCGAGTCAAATCTCGCCAACCTTATCAGATTATTGATTAATTAAATTAAATAATATGAAATACCTTGTAAGATCACAAGAATTTGATGACATTTGCAGCTTCACTATTCAAGACACGAAGACAGGTGAAACATATCATAATGTAGATATATGGACAGATGCAGGGCTTCCACATGAACCACAAGATGTGGAGTCAGATGGGTCTTTTATTAACTTTATGAGGAGTTTTGTTGGTAAAACACTTGAAATACCTAATCTACGCCCAAGAGCATACTTTACAAATGGTAAAATAGAAATTTTATGAACGACCAACTACAATCAGATCGCAGGAGATTTTGGGGAGAGGCTTTTTGCACAATATTCAAGAGTGTAGGGATAAATACCTCCGTAGAATACGCAGATAAAGCCTTAGAACAGTTTGATAAAAGGTTTCCTGAGATACAAGAAGAAGTTAGATATGGTTGTATTAATTGCAATCCATATAATGAGGTTAAGGAATAGAGTATGAAAGAATACAAGTTTATTTTAACAGAGCAAAAAGACGGAAGATGGTTTGGAAGAATTGACGATAGAGAAAATGCCGTAGATGAAGACGGAACTCCTGTTAGCCAAATTTATATTGATACGGGCAATGACATTGATTGTTGCTTAAACAGTATGGAAGAAGCATTGCTTTGTTTATATTCACAACTTAAAGAATATTTAAAATCTAAATAGGTTATGAATAAAATAATACATGGAGACTGTCTTGAGGTGATGAAGACAATGGAAGATAATTGCGTGGATAGCGTGGTGACAGACCCTCCTTATGGAATATCTTTTATGGGCAAGAAGTGGGACTATGATGTGCCAAGCGTTGAAGTATGGAAAGAAGTGTTACGAGTATTAAAGCCAGGTGGGCATATACTTTGTGCTTGTGGAACTAGAACACAACATAGAATGGCAGTTAATCTGGAAGACGCTGGATTTGAGATTAGGGATATTGTGGCTTGGGTGTATGGTTGCTTATCAGAAGACACAGAAATACTTACAGAAAAAGGGTTCAGGCTCTTGCGTAAAACCAAGCACTATGATAGAATTATGATATATGATGTTCAAACCAACTCTTACAAATGGGAGAAGCCGAAAGCGTGGCAAATATATAATATCCAGCAGGATACCGCTTTTAGAATACAATCAGATTATACAGACCAAATCGTCAGCAGAAATCATCGTTGCCTTGTTGAACGAGAAGGAAAACTTGTATTCATACAGGCAGAAGAACTCTCTGGAATGGAAACAATGCCTTATTTGCCAAGTGGTGTTTCTAACTTACAGAAAGTATGTGGGGAATTACTGTTCTCGTCAATGTTGTGGAAAAGCAAAAGATTGGTTGAAAAACTATTCAGCAAATGGCAAGGGAAAATTGAGAACAGGAAAGGGGTTAGCAGGAGAGAAAAATCCAGCGTGGAAGGGGGGACTGACTTACAGGAAGAGAAAGGGAAAGTATGCCGACCAATCTATAAAATATGTGAGATGTCCAAAAGACTATTTGGATATGGCGAGAAAAGATGGTTATGTAATGGAACACAGAATAAATGTTGCGATGATAATTGGCAGACCGCTAACAAGACAGGAAAGTGTTCACCACATCAATCACGATGCGACAGACAACAGGATAGAAAACTTAATGCTATTCAAGACGAATGCGGAACACAAGAGATACGAATGGGGGCAGGATATAAAACCACTCTGGCAACCATAACACCTATTGAATATACGGGAATGATATTTTGCCCAACTGTTTCAACTGGTGCTTTTGTTGCTCGTAGAAACGGGAAGGTATTTATTACAGGGAATAGTGGTTTTCCGAAATCATTAAATATAGGTAAGGCGGTGGATAAATTGCAGGGGAATGAGAGGGAGGAGTTTGTTCATCAATATTCCTCAAGGCGTGTTAGTTCAATAAACTCTAATGCGTCTCACGAATACGGATTTGACACAACCAAGAAGACCGATTCCAAAGGAAACTCCCCCTACGAAGGTTGGGGAACAGCTCTTAAACCTGCTATGGAATTATGGACTCTTGCTAGAAAACCACTAGAAGAAAAAACAGTAGCAGAAAATGTATTGAAGTATGGAACAGGTGGAATAAATATAGACCAATGCAGAATTGAAACAGAAGACAAGATGTCATATTCAAGTTCACAAAAAGAAGGTATAACAAAATTTTCTACTGGAACTACCGAACAACACCCACAAGGTCGCTTCCCAGCAAACTTTATCCACGACGGTTCTGATGAAGTAGTAGGGTTGTTTCCGAATACTAAACCAACCAAACCTCACGGTGGAGATGGTGGTAAACTAGATACTCAAAATATGGGTTGGGGCTTCAAAAGAATGCCTTGTGAATTATCGGATAACGGTGGCTCTGCATCTCGCTTCTTCTATTGTGCCAAAGCAAGTAAGAGTGAAAGGAATAAAGGGTGTGAGGAGTTGGAGGAGAAAGAAACTAACAGATATGGAGATTATGAAGGAACAGAAGAACACGCACCAAAAAAGAATGTAAAAAATACCAACTACCACCCAACAGTTAAACCTATCTCTCTTATGAAACACCTTTGTAAACTTATCACTCCCAGAGATGGAATAGTCCTAGACCCATTTGCTGGTTCAGGATCAACTCTTATAGGTGCAAGAGAAGAGGGCTTTAACTATGTTGGAATAGAAAAAGAACTTGAATACATAGAAATTATAAAAAAAAGATTAAATCCCCCACTAACAAGCTCTAAGTAATGAATTATGGACATACAAACAAAACTAAAACAAATAGAGGCGGAGTTTGATGAGAAGTATCCAGAGCTTTGGTCAAGCAACGATGGAAGAGAGGGATATGACAGCGAAATTAGCCAAACTGTCAAATCCTTCTATACCTCACAAATGAAATCTTTACTCAAAGAGTATCTAGAGTGGGCGGAGGTGATTAAGAATGAGATTAAAATTATTTTTAATGAAGCTGAGGAGCGAGAGGACAGAGTTGAGATTGATGATGTTATAAAATTACTAACTCCTAAAGAATAATTATATGGACAAACCAAGATTAGAAAGATATTTAGAAGAGATGAAAAAACATGAAAATTCTGCCATTCTAGCCACATTAGCTGATATCATTGAAGCCATATTAGCCGAACCTGAAATGACCAAAAAAGAATGGGAGGAGTTAGGTAAGAGAAAAGGTTTTATTTAAAATATATGAGAACACCTAAATACCCTAAATGCCAAAGATGCGGTAAGGTCTATGACGCCTATGGGATGAGTAAGTATTGCCCAGACTGTCGTTTAGAGAAGAAGAAAGAGTGGAAAAAGAAGACTACCCGTAGGCGTTACTCTCAAGAGAAAGAGATGAGGTCGCAAAAGGCTAAGGAGAGGTATTGGAAAAAGAAAGAGGAGAATAAATTGTTTGAAGAGAAGTTTTATAGTAAATAGGATGCTTTACGATCATCAACAAAAACTATTAGACCTTAACCCTGCGATGCACCTGATCGCTTGGGGGACTGGTACCGGCAAAACTATTACTGCCATAGAACTTGCCATGAAGAATGGCGAGGAAGCACTTATTATCTGCCCTAAGAGCCTTGTTGAGCAGTGGAAAGCACAAGTGCCGGATAATTGGTTGGTGATCAGTAAGGAACAATTTAAAAAGAAATACAGACAATTAAATAGCTTTAACTGCCTGATCGTGGATGAAGCTCATTACTTTGGCAATTACAAGTCGGGACTCACTAAGGCGCTACTCGACTATATTAAACTTCATAAGCCTAAGTATCGCTATTTGCTAACTGCCACCCCTTATCTTTCCTCAAGCTGGAATCTTTACAGTTATGGTCTGATTTTCGGCAAAGACTGGAACTGGTATAAGTGGTATAAGCACTACTTCAACGAAGTAAAGTTTGGCCAGCGCAAGATACCGGTCGCTAAGAAGATTGTCAACGGCTTGCCTATCGAGCAGGAGATAGCTCGCCTAGTGTCAGTTCTTGGCTCTACAGTGGCGCTAGAAGACTGTTTTGATGTTCCAGAACAAGTTTATCAGGTAGAATATTTTGATCTGACCAAGCGTCAGATAAAGGCTATTGAGGATATGTGGGACCCATTGCCTATCGTCCGTTTCACTTCCGAAGCGCAAATCTGCGGCGGAACTTTAAAAGGCGATGGCTATCGTGAAGACCAGACCTTTGCTTCGGAGAAGATGGACCGTGTCCTTGATATTATCAAGGCCAATAAGAAGTTAATTGTTGTTTGTCACTTTAATAATGAGATTAAGGTGCTGGCCAATAAGGTAGGTAAAAAGAAAGCGATCATTATCAATGGCGATGCTAAAGACCGGCACAAGCTTGTGGCTCTAGCAGAGGAAGCTGACGACTGTGTAGTCTTCATCCAAGCGGCCTGCTCCGAGGGGTTTGAACTTCCCAGCTTCCCACTGATGGTTTTTTATTCCTATGATTATAGTCTGAAAAATGCTGTGCAGATGAAAGGCCGCATATTGCGTGCTAATAAGCTCAAGAAAAATGTTTATTTGTCACTGATAGTGACAAATAGTATTGATGAAGATATTTATAAATGTATCGAAAGGAAGGAGGATTTTAATTTAGCTATCTATGAAAAAAGTTGAAGCCGCACTGACAACCAAGTGGATCAAGTGGGCCAAGTATAATTTGAAGAAGCAATTTATAGCTGAAGTTAAGTGGTGTCCTAATGGTAGATTTAATTTTAAGAGTGGCTCATTCCCCAAAGAATTACGACTATTAACGCAAGCAAAGCACGGCGTATTAATGCACAAACAGTCAGATATTGGCATGATCGGTACGCTGTGTGATGTCTGGGGATTATACAAATCTGAGGCTTGGGTGGTAATATTCTATGATAAAAAGCGCTTTTATATCATAGATATTGACAAGATTATGGCCTTAATCAAGGCCAATAAGAAGTCAATTACCGAGAATGAAGCCAGTCTTTTAGCTGATTATAGTGATACATTGAGATAGACTTGACAACTATATAATAAAAAATATATAATAAATTAAAATTAATAATCAAACTAACATTATGTCAAAAAAAATAGTAAAAGGTGAGGTAGCCCCAGAAACTAGCTCTGAAATCAGCAAGAAAGATCAGCTCATTAAAGAATTACAAGCTGAAGAAGAAGCTAACCTAAGAGCTTGTTCCCAAGAAGTAGGCATTGCTTTGCAAAAGTATGGTTATGAATTATTTATTGACCAGTCTATTAAGATTAGGAAAGCGAGTTAATAAAAAAAACAGCTAAGTGATTAGCTGTTTTAAAAATATGGAATTTTTAAGAATATTAATTATAGCAGTACTAATGACAGTTTTAATTGAATCACTCTGTAATTCTACCAGACTGGAATAGTGCCTGACTAGGTACTGATAGTTTTTGTCCTAGCTTATTTATAGTAGCGCCTGTTTTACCAGACATTTCTACACCAGTAGTCATAAGCTTTTGACCGGTTTTAGAAATTATGAATTTGCTAAATGCAGCATCTCCTAAAATCATTTTAACTGCCAGTAAAGGGTTCATTCCTGGGAAGGCTGTAGCAAGCTCTGACATTGTTCTAAGCAAGAATGCAGTTTGAGATCCTTTGGCCATGTCTTGACCTCTAGCAACAGCTCTACTTAACTTTTCTAAATCATCAACTGCTTTCAACTGATCCGTATCTAAAATAACATTAAGCTTTTGACCATACTTATTTTTAACTTTAGTTATGCCTGAAGCTGTAAAATCTCCAGAAGTCTTGCTCCTAGCATTATCAAAAATATCACTTAGGACATAAGCCTGTAATGACTTAGCATTTTCTGGACCAATGGTTTCAATAATACGAGGAATATCCTCGATTGAAGTTGATTTATTAATAATGGCTGGCAGTATCTTATCTGGCTGGTCTTTGAAAGCAAATATCTTTTTAGCGTATTCAGTATCAAGCTTTTTAAGGCCTTGTTTGTAGAAGTCATTAGCTGTTCTTATTTTAGCTGCAACTTCAGGATTAACTCTTTCTAAACTAGCAACAAAATCATCATCCATAGTAGCGATAACCTTTTTCAGAGATGCCTTGTCTCCGGTAGAAATAGGATCCATGAAATTATTAGCTTTTTGATTCAGCTTATTGATGGTAGCATCAATTTGTCGTGCAGTAGGCTTTGACTCTAGTCCTTTCCTTAGATTTTTATAAAATATAAGTTCAGGAGTCGGTCTGCCTAATGTTTTAGAGGCATTCTTTTCAGTGGCAATTATATTATCTAAAGTATCAATACTTTTAGACATATCCATCTGAGTTATTAGAGGTATTTTTGCTTCAGAAAATAATTGGTTTTTTATTTTAATATAATTTTCTTTATATTTTTCCAGGCTTTTAACTATATTAACACCAATGGAACTTAAATCTTTATCAGCTGAGATAGCATCAACAGTTTTGTTGGCAATATCATCCATCTTGCTAGCAGCTTTTTCTAATTGAACACTTATCTTGTCACCAAAAATACCTCTGCCACCAATAGTTTCCAGCATTTTAACAACATTGGATTTAGACAACGAAGATGCTGGTAGTTCAACACCTTGTCTAGCCGCAGTTTCCATTACGCCAGTATCAACTCTACTTGCAAAAGGCGATAATGTTTTACCTGCTGTAGCCTTATTCAATAGACTACCAGCTCCTTTTGTAATAGCTGAAATAGGTTCTATAGCTTTGCCGACATTACTAACAGTCTTCCCAACTTCAGCTAATTTACCAAGCTTAGATACTGTTCCGACTTTACTAGCTATAGCGCCGCCGGCAGTCATAATAGTTGCTAAATCAGAAGCAAAGCCCACAGGGTCATTAATGACTGTTTCTTTTAGCTTATCAGGACTACCATATCTATCTTTAAAGAATTGACCAACCGCATTAGCATATTTTTCTTGGCCTTGTTCTCCTGGTATTAACTTTTCAGCAGTGCCTAAGGCTATATTCCCAAGACCTTTTGCAGTATCTGTCGGATTGGAAAAAGCTTGATAAATATCACCAACCATTTTTCCTGCGCTGGGTAAAATATTGCCAGGCAAGTCTTTCCAACTACTTTTTTTAGAGATCATGTCTTGGTATTCAGGGTATTTAGCCAACATTCTATTGCCTAATTCTTCATCGGACAAATCGCTATATTGAGGATGCTTAGCTTTTATAGTTCTGCCAAATTCTTGGATAGTCATATTATTATTTATCTTATACCTAATGGATCATTATTAGTTTGGTTTCTATTGCTAACACCACTATAATTAGTAAGATAGTCTTTACCATTACCGTCAGTAATCATATCTATTCTACGTCCATATTCATTAAACACATTTTGATACTGTTTAGATGATGTTTTAGCTTTATTATCTACTGTCTCACTAATAAACTTCCTAGCTTCTTCTGTAAGGAAGCCTGAATTAGTAAATATCCTCTTAGACTTTAAACCATATTTCTGAAGTAATGCTTGAGAATACTCTTGAATAGTATCGTATTCACCTTCCTTAACAGCCGAGCCAGGATCCATAACTTTAGCAAATGTGTAGATACGTGCCATATCATCAGTAGGACTATTACCTAATGTCTTTAATGATGATGCGTTGCCTTGTATAATATTGTATTCTTTGACAATAGGCTCATTATCGAATTGACTAACAATCTTATCAACACGAGTTTTATCATTAGTACTTAAATTTTTAAGCACTAAACCTGCATTAGCAATTTCTTTTTTAATTTTAGTCGCTTCAGTCGGAGTTATGCTATCTAAAGAAGCTGTACCTTCATAAACCTGCTTGGCTAATGGTGATAAATTACTAGCACTATCAAACAAAGAACCACTACCACCTTCTTTTTGGTACATTTCTTTAATAAATTCTTTCTTTTGCTCCGGTGTTTTAGCTAACCATTCTTCATCTGAAATAGCTGTGTATGTCCACCTTTGGTTTCCATTTTGAGAATAAAAAGCTCTTTTAGAAACATCTTTTGCTGCCATGTCTAAAGCTTTAATTGTTGTAGAAATAGGATCACCAAGTAATTTAGCTGTCATTAAATTAGAGTTACCAGGGAATTTATCTCCAATTACATAATCTATACCCTCTATTAAGCCTAAGGTCTTAGCCGCATCAGTGGTCATTGCGGTAGGGTTATTATTTCTATCAGTTCTGTATTTATCAACTACCTGACCATCTATAATGGTTTTACCAGCATTTTGTACATTCAGTTGATCGTTAATACCTGGATGAGAGTCTTCATAAGCCTTTAATTTCAAAGAATTTTGGAAGTTAAGGTTAGCTAATTCTATGGCTTGCTGATGATCTAACAAATCCTTTTCAGCCTGAGTAATTTTATCAGCTTCTTCTTTATATCTATCTCTGGCGATTTGATAATTATTGAGCGCAGCAGTAGCTAAGTCCTTATAAGTACCGGACATTTGACTAACTATATTGCTGAAGTTAGCAAAATCCATGTCTAACTTCTTGCCTTGACTGGCAATGGACTGTGATAAAGCTCCCATACCAGTTACACCCAATTGTTTAAACAAAGGATTTTCACCAATACTTTGATTAGCTTGACCACTTTTCGCTCTAATAGCCTCTTGCAAAATACGCAAAGCCTCATTTGGTTGTGAGGTTTTTTGCACATTAGCCGCAGCACTATCAACACCAGCCCTTAAAGTATTAATGTCTGTAGCAAGCGGTGCGGTAGCACCACTAACAGAAGCCATGCCAGTTCCATTGTATAGACTTTCATTAACGCTTGACTTTAATTCATCAGGCAGACCACCGGCTGATACGGGATAAGCAATACGATGAAGATTAGCCCAGTCTTCCGCAGTCGTTGGATTTTTCTTGTAGATAGATTGATAGCTTTTGAGAGCTAATTTCTCTTTATTAATATCTCTTTGCACGGCCATATAGTTAATTAAATGTTAGTTTTAAGATTTTGAGAAACTTTCCAATTTTCAATAATGCCTTGCAAAGTGCTAGCATATTTACTCTGCTTCTCTTGCTCCAATGAACCTGTCAAATTGACACCCCCTGGGGTGTATTGTAAGCCAGGAGCAGCTAAGGCGACATTAGCAGAGCCAATTTTATCTTCAGCGGCACGACCAAGCTGTTGTTGTTGAGCGGCATAACGAGCAGCGGTAGATGTAGCTAGCAGTCTATTTTGTTGATTAACATTACCTTCATAAAATATACCAGGCATACCAGCAAAGCCTATCTGATTAGGAGTAGTGCCATCACCATTCTGAGCATAGGCACTACTAGCACCCAGACTTTCAATACCTTTACCGGTAAAAGTCATACCAGACTTTTCTAAGCCGGTTTGGGCTTGACGAATAGCATCGGCAGAGGTGTATCTTTGTGCTTCTAATTCAGCAGTCCGCGCATCTTTCATGGTGTTAAAGGCGGTATTAATATCGCCAATAGCCACACTGGTTAGCTCTTTAAAGTAAGGATCAACAGTCTCAGTCTTAATCTTATTAAAAGTATCAATGATTTGCTGAGGTTGGAAGTCAGTCGCGTCAGGGTATAGGGAAACGGTCTGCCTCCACAATGCCTTAATTTCATCAGGTAGGTTGCTGGCATCAATAATAGCGAGCGCTGCTTTGAGTTTATCACTCTGCACAGCTTTTTGAGCATTAGACACATAGCCGTACTTCTTTTGTTCAGCAATCAAAAATTGATCTAAGGCAGCTGGAGTAGAACTTGCCCAGTTGGCGATTTCCGCTGAGGTAGCGGTTCTATCAAAATATTTCTGGTATAAGTCATTTATCCACTTTTTATCCTCAGCTGATATTTCATTAGTAGTTCCAGTGGTGCTGCCGGTTCCATTTCCAGTACCAGAATTATTAGTGCCTGTGCCACTCTGGCTACTAGTAGGAGCTTTATAGCTACCTGGTGTTAATCCCCAGCCCTGACTTTGTAATTCAGATGCTCGTGCACTACCAATATCAACGATTTCACTTTTACCGTCTGGGCCATAAAGAGTTGCTTTGCCGGTGGAGCTATTTGTGTTACCACCAGCATTGTAACTGCCAGGTGTTAGCCCCCAACCTTGTGATTGAAGTTCAGAAGCTCTGGCACTGCCAACATCAACAACCTCAGTCTTGCCATCAGGACCATAGAGAGTAGCCTTTTTAGTAGTCGTATTATTATTGCCAGGAGCCGCAACCTCTTTCGCTCCGGCATAATCACGCAATAAGGTTTCTACATTAGGAATCTTTTGATTAGTTTCAGCATCATAAATATCAGTGCCAATACGATAAATACTTTTGCCAGAACTAGGCGCTGCATTTGTTGCACCGGGAACAGGGGCATTGTTAGTAGCGTAATTCCAGTTATCTTTGTCTGTTTGTGTCCACTCGGCAGACGGCTTATTAGCTAATGCAGTAATACTAGCTTTTTGAGCATCGTTTAAGCCTGATTTAAAAGGAATAGAGCTATTAGCTTGTGTAGTTGAAGTAGGCGTGGTGGTAGCTAGGCCTGGAATAGCAGTGTTGTTAGTAGCATAGTTCCAGTTATCCTTATCAGTCTGAGTCCAACTAGCCACTGGCTTAGAAGTGAGGTCAATGATGCTTTGCTTTTGTGCGTCATTAAGGCCTGCCTTAAAAGGAATGTTAGAAATGATAGATGTTTGAGCAGTAGTATTAGTTACTGGATTAGTAATGATAGTATTACCAGCTAAACTTTTGACAGGAGCGGTATAATTATACTTTACCCTTTCAGCCTGCAAAAAATCCTCTAACTGTTTGACAGTAGAAGTCCCTTTATCACCCCAGTTAGCTAGTTCAGCGGCAGTAGCATTACGACCAAAGTATGAGTTGTATAATTGATTGACTGCAGCGTCATTGGCTTTAGAGCCGAGATGACCAGTGTCATAGACATAAGACGGGCTCGTGGGGTCGCTGGCTGGCTTGTATGTGCCTACACTAGACTGACTAGGTTGATAAGTCCCAACGCTAGCTTGGCTTGGTTTGTAAGTTCCCACCGAAGCCTCGCCACCTTGAATATCACTAATGGTTCTAACTGGTTCGTCAGGCAGATTGACAGTTGTCTGACCTAGTTTTTCAGCAGTTTGAGCTGAAGTCTGACCAGCACCAGGAGTTTCACCTAATTGAGTATAAAACTGTGCATACTGAGGAATTGATTTAATATCAATACCCATTTCAGCTAGTTGTTTAGACTTAGCATCTAACGCCTGTAAAGCCATTTCTCTTTCTTTAAAAGCGGCTTGCTGGTCTTCTGGTTTAGCTGAATTATTCCAGTTAATGTATCTATCTACATTTCTAGCTAACTCGGAATTGTCAGACGAACTGGTGAAAGAGCTGACAGCAAAATCTCTATCTCTGTTAAAGCTTCTAGTGCCGTCTTCCCACAATTTTATAAGTTTGTCGCCATCGCTTTCTCTAGCACCAGCACCAAAATACATCTTAGCAAGAGCTTTTTTTAAGACTGGGTCGTCTTTGACTTGTTGTAATGTTACATTTTGTAGTTGTTCAAGTGAATACATAAATTTATAATGGTGGTAATTGAATTAATAAAGAAGTTGTTTTAATAGCCCTACCAACCTTTACAGAATTAGAACCTGCCGATGTTCCGATTAAACCTGGTGTATTTGACAAATAATAAACCGAACCGACTGTTAAACCCGTGAGAGAGTTAGCTGCACCAGATAAATATACTCTAACATTACCACCATTTGAGATTGTTTCCATAGCAAAACCTATAAAGTTATTATACCTGTAAGAATAGCTGGAGTCTGCTTCAGTCTTCAAAACTCTTGGACCAGAGGCGGTGCTGAACTGAGCCATATTTATTTGGAAATGAAGATCTGTAATAGAACCACCTGCTGGCGTTGACCAAACACCTAAACTTCTTAGATAGGCTACCCCATTAGCGTAACCACCAGCCGAGTTTCCAATATACCTATAACAGTTAGACCCGTCTGAGCTTGGAGCTGAGAATACTACTGCATAAACAGTGCTAGAGCTTAAAATACCGTTAATAGTTGCCGTATAATCAGCAAAAGCAGATGTAGAAATACTTGCCTCTGATATGGTGGTTGAGTAGAGAGATGCACCTGTTGGTATTCCTGCGGCGGTAGCATAAATAGCCACTGTCATATCGCCAGGATTGCCAATTCTTTTGACATTAATAATCACATTTACCACCGTCTGTTGGTCATCTGCTCCAGTTGTAAATGTTTGAGCGATACCTCCATTAGGCGGAGCCTCTTGGTCTGAAATTTCGTTAGTATCAGTGGTTTGTGATATTAAATAAGTTGTTTTTTCTAAAGTGCTTACAATTAAAGCATCGCCTGCGGTAATGTCCTCGCCAGCAACATAGGAATTGACAATATTAGCATTAGTGCTGGTTAGTGATGATCCGTCCCAGTTAATGTATTGAGAAGAGTCACCGATTGACAGCTTATAAGCCGAAGTATCATAACCAAGAAAGAAGCCCGTTCCAGTAGCATAAGCTGTCTGACCGCCTCTAATGTAACCTGAAGTGTTTAGAGTAATTGTGCCTGCTGTAATGGAACCCAAGTCAGCGTTTATGGCTGATAAATTAGACACGCTTATTTTGGTAGCGGTGATAGCTCCAGCCGCAATCTCATTAGCAGTGATGCTTCCAGCCACGATATTAGCAGCATCAATGTTATAGGAATTGTTATTGAGCAACATAAATGTCGCCTCAGTCGTGCCATTTTGAGCAATGGCAAGTAATATCTTATTATCACCAACAGCAGTCGCTGCGGTAGTAGTTGTTTGGTAAGCCGTAATAGAAACATCAACATCTAAATAGATGTAGGTTTTAGCCGCCATATTACCAGTGTTACCAGAAGAAATGGAATAGGCTGTGCCGTCAGCTAAAGTGAGAGTGCCAGACGACCAAGCAACAGTATCGGCATCTGTGACAGAGAAGGTGCATGTCTGAGTCCAATTAACTAAGGCAAGAACTGCTTTGCTAGCGGTTACTGAAGCACCGCTTAAATATGTCCCATCAATAACCGAACCAGCACTAGCGGTGATAGCACCAGAAATGACAGCGGCAGTGCAATTAAGAACTCCAGCGGAGTCAATGTAGAATTTATTAGCGTGAATAGAGGCGTCTGACCCATTGGAATATAGAGTCATATCACCAGCGTTAGCGGTGTAACCCGAATGGTCTTCTGTACCTGTATAAATAGAAGTTGAGTTTATTGTCCAGCCTCCGATAGCACCAGCCGTAGCCGTCAGTGAGCCTGCAATAGATAGAGTCGTGCCGTTCCAAGTTAGTTTATCGCCAGCTGAATTACCGACAGAAAATTTATAGGCAGAAGTATCGTAACCTAAGAAGAAACCTGTGCCAGTATCATAGGCTGTTTGACCACCTCTGATGTAACCAGAAGTGTTTAGTGTGATGTTACCAGCGGTGATTGTCCCTAAATCGGCGGTGATAGCTGATAAGGTGGAAATGCTTAACTTACCAGCAGTAATGGTGCTAGCCGCTATTTCGTTAGCGGTAATTGTGCCAGCAGCAATGTTGCTAGCAGTGATTGTCCCTGCGGCTATTTTGGCAGAAGTAATGGTGCTAGCAGCGATTTGAGATGCTGTGATTGTTAGAGCGGCTATATTTCCAGCTGTGATAGTAGCGGCGGCGATTTCGTTAGTCGTGATTGAACCTGCGACAATGTTAGCTGCGTCAATGTTGTAGGAATTATTGTTTAAAAGAAAGTAAGTCGCTTCAGTGGTGTTATTCTGGGCAATGGCGACGAGTAATTTGCCATCTCCCACGGCTGTGGTGGCTGTGGTAGTAGTTTGATAAGCAGTGGTGCTAACAGCTATGTCTAGGTAAATATAGGTCTTAGCCGCCATATTACCAGTGTTTCCTGATGAGATAGAGTAAGCCGTCCCGTCACTAGCCGTTAAAGTTCCTGAACCCCACGCCACAGTGTCAGCGTCTGTGACAGTGAAAGTACAAGTTTGGGTCCAACCTCGTAGAGCTAATTTAGCAGAGGCAGAAGCGACGGAGTTAGCAAGGAAGTATTGACCATCTAAAGATGAGCCAGCAGTTAAACCTGTAATTTTAACACTAGAAAATCTTGCCGCACCAGTTTTTAAAATATAGGAAGTAGCATTGTCATTATTAGATGTGAATAGTGCTGGTGTTGTACCCCAAAAGGTATCACCATCAGTTTCTACATGAAAGGAATTAGATGTCGTTGTGTCAGGAATGTCAATAGAACCAGCTGTAATAGAACCACTAAAAGTGCCAGTTGCACCAGTGATGTCGCCTCGAAAATAGCCAGAGTCAAATTCTACTGATCCGTCACCATTGATACGCCAACCAGTTGAACCGGCTACATAGCCTGTGGACTGCAAATATTCATCTACATTAAGACTACCAGCGCGCAACTTATTAACAGTCAATGATTCTATTTTACTGCCATTGATGGCATTGGGTTGAAAAACTTGGTTAGTTTCAATTACCTCGTCTTCCATTGAGCCGGGAATGATAAGACGCTCACCCCATTCTGATAGGCCGAGAGCTTGGTTTAGTGGTGATTTAATTCTTGAAATCCCGCTCATAATTTATTATCTGGCAACAAAAGTAATGATAAGCCATAGAACTCAAATGGTTGATTGCTACTATATTCTTTACCCTCTATCTGTAAAAAGTTTCCAGTTAAGGTTTTATCATAATAATTAATAACCTGTGTGAGCTTACCAATGTCAGTAAAAGGCATAATTACTTCATTGTTTTTATCCATTACCCTAAATCTTAAAGTCATTTGTTGTGCGTGCAAACAGTAACTAACAATTTTAATAATAGTTTTAGCAATACTAGGATCACCAAAATCAAAGGCCTTCGTTCGGAAATGAGATAGTACAGGATTGCCATCATCAGTATAAACCTTGCTAGCATCAGTATATTTAGATTTGACATGTACCATACCGTCTGCAACACCCATATACAAGAAATCTTCATTATTAGTTGTGTAACGAGCTAGGGCAGTGACATCATCATATAATTCTCGCCAGCGCCAATAGCCTAATTCGCTATCAAAAATACACATACAGTTATTGTATGATAGCCCATTAGCCTCAGTATCTCCGAGATATAAATAATACTCCTTACCGACTACAGTAGCTCGCCAAGCGCTTGGCGATGAATTAAGTAAAAGCTCTTTAATATCATTAGCAATCGGCGTAGGGCGACCACCTGTTGAAGCCCAGACGTTGTCTTTGTTAGCCCAAATCAAGTAGCTGCCAAGATTAGCAATGGTCCGACCATTTATACAACCAATATCCCAACCCTTGACCTTTGTTTCTTGGTCATAAATATAGGTACTAAATTCTGTAAATATAGCCAACTTATCCCAATTAGTTCCAAGACCAGTAATAGCTTCACTAAAATCAACATCAAAGAAGTCGCTAGCTGGTGTCCACGTAATAGCTCCGGCCGTAGGAATTGACGAAAAGAAAACACGATATGGATAAGCGGTTGCACTGTAATAAGTGTTAGCAACATAAAGACGATCACGATAACGCTTAATAAATTTACCCTGTGGCATTGATGTTACATTGGTTGAAGTGCTAAATGTTGTTCCAGTTAAACTAGCAACTGGCAAGAAAACATTATCAGTAGCATCGTAGCCAACAATGAAGCAATAACCAATAAAATCTTCCATATAAGTCTGAGCACCCTCAAAACCATTATAGGTTGTGCTAACGCTAATGGCTGTCCAAGTGCCGGCATTATTGTATTGAAGAGTTAGGTTTGTGCCAGCACTATTATTAACAGTTGCTAACATCTTTTGCACAGTTGATGATTGACGAAAATTATGAAGACCTGTTATAGCTTTACCTGATTGTAAAGTAGAACCTACCTTAGAATATCCAAGGTCTTTAATGATAGATCCTTTCTTCCAACCTAAATTAACACCATTACAAATAGCTAACTGATTATCTGCCATCAAAAATGGTGACAACTCAGTCGATGGCGGTGTCAAAAAGTTAGTAAGATGGATTGATTGAGCAGGCATTTAATTAAAAATTATAATAAGTAGAATCTTCCATTACAGGCATTTTGTATTGGCTTTCCTTCTTATTGATAGCGTTAGTAAACTCTGCCATAAAGGTTGCATAATTTTCCATATTACGCTTACGCTTTTCAATCTTAGCCGCAATAAATGATGGCATAGCATCAGTAAAAGGAATTTCTGTAGTAGAAGCAAAATCAGTAAACCTAGTTAACTTCTTCAAATACTCCATTGTAATAGAATAACCATTATAGGCAGTGTCTATTGGGCAATTAAAGACAATTTCATTATCAATAGTAATAGTATATTTAGTTGGCAGGCCAGGCACGATCTTATACCAAACAATACTATCAACTGGAATTATTGCTGTTATATCACCACTTGGAATGCCTGACAAAGTATTAGTAGAAGTATCATTAGACGTATAGACAATGTCCATACCATTAATAAATATCGTGCCTACATCGGGTAATTCAGAAGTATTAGTTAAGACAATAGAAGTGGCGGCCACAGAGGCTTGCGTGGCAACAGTAGTCCTAACAATGTTTGCATAAACCATATTCATCTCATCGTTGTCAATATATTTCAAGACCTGACCAGATAACTTTAATGATTTAATACCTTGAACACTGCCTGGATATTTTAGCTCATAAGTTAAACCAGATAAGCTATAAGTATTTTCATACTGCAAAGCTGTTAGAGAAGTGTCATTTTTAACTAATTCAAATTTCCAATCACTATCAGTAATAGCATCTTGACAATCATTAGCATCATTAAGTAATGTTTGCTCACTACTAAACTGACCGCCAACTTCAACCAGTGTATCATCGCAAGCCTTTTTAACAATATCTGAAACAGTCGTGCTACCAAGACCGGTATAATTGACACCTGTGGAATAGTCACTAAAAGCACCTGTAATTGAGTTTTTAAATCTTACAAAACCATAGCCTGTAGTATTGGTAGCATCTCTGTAAAAAGACTCAGTTAAATCAGCATTAATAGCTTGAGTGGCTAAAACTGACTTAGAACCTGTCAAGGTGGTTGAGCGTGAGTATTCTACTTGGTCATAGTCAAGCACAGTAATAGCCGTGTCAGAGTAGTGATCACGAACAGTGTTAGCCGCTAAGGTAATGGTGCTACCAGAGGGGGCGGTTGATGCGTGCGTCTTTAAAATTTCTGCACTAGAATCACCAAAACTTCCATCTAACAGTATGTTGTTGATAGCAATACCGGAGATATTGGCAACAGAAATAGTGCCAGATGAAGCTGGAGAATCAGCTATAAGCCGAGTAGTCTTTTTACCATCTAAAAGACCTAGATTACTTACAAGATAAGTTGTATTTACAATTCTTAAATTAATCATATCAAGAGATTAAATTTCCTTTTAGATCGTAATGTCCCACCTTATTCCAATCATCTAACGTTGTTGGTATTGGCGTCGGAATATAATCAGTCTTTAATCTCATAGCTGAATTTACAAGGACATCAATAGAGTCTCCGATATACAAGCCCTTTCCGTCAACATAAAGCCCTGTCTTTTGACTATTACCTTGCACTAATTGATAAGCGTGATCTTTCTTAAACATATTGATATTATTAGTTTTTTTAATAAGCGATGGTTTTAAAACAGAACCAAACTCATAATCCCAAGCATACTTTTTTCTCGTTTGAGTGTAGTGGTCAAAAATATACCAACACACGCCCTCCTCAGCTTTATACATCATTACAGCGTGGTTCCAATCACCGTCTGGCATAAGTAGTCCATTACCACTTGCATATCGCACAGTGACCTGTAATGGAGCTGACTTAAGAGCCAGTAAAATATCTTCTTTTCTGTCAGTTCTAACCCATTCTCGGTATAAGTTCCAATCATTTAAAAACTCTTTTGCATTATCAAACAATTCTTGAGGTATTTCCTTGTAATACTCGTCCCAACTCTTAGCGTCATCTGTGTATAAATATTCTTCTATTAAACCTATTTTTCTAATAGTGTCAAAAACAGTATCAAGATAATTACCTTGTCTAGTAGTGCCTGATGCCTTAGCAATAAATCTATCTGAGAAGTTTTTGCCAATTCCTGTCTGTTTGAAATGAAGCACTTCTAGGCAGTTGAGAATAGAATAAGTTGTGCAAGCCATTCTGTCATAAGACCACCTATTCTGAAACTCGTCAGTCGGAAGATATGAAGTCCAATTACCGTCTGGGTTGTTAAATTTAAAATCAAGAGGTGTAAGACCTCCTAAAGCCCAATCGTTCAATCTTTGGGGTCGTATTAGAAGACCCTTTGATAGTTCCTCCATATTAATTATTGCTTGTGTATATTATAACACCAATGACAATTACTAGAAACATTGTCAAGAGGATTAAGGAGTATTTAATTAGGTCTCTAAAATAATTCATAAAAAATAGGTGGGAGATTGTTTAATCTGTATCTCCCCTAAACAGATTATACCATACTTCTACCCTATCCCAAAGCTTGAGAAGCTAAGCATTATTTCTACTTCGCACTTAGGGCAAAGTATTACTTCAGGAAAGTCTTTGTCCATCTTAGATGAGCATAGCTGACCAGTTTCCTCACATATCTCGTTTTCTATGCAGTCTTCGCATAGACATTTTCTTTGTGTGCAAGATATTACCTCATTGCAACCAGAGCAGTAAATTATCATTTGTCTAAATATCTCACTTTCTGAATAATTTGCCTGATTTCCACTTTCTTCTTATCTTCCATTTCTTGTATTTCCTGTAACTCTCGGACTGCTTTAGTGTAGTCCAGATAGAGTTGCTCGCATTTTTCAAGATTTGACATTTTATCCTCCAATGTTTGTTCATTTTGTTTCTCCTATTCTAAAAATATCGGTGCGACAATTGATTTTCCTCTTAGTTTATCTAGTAGGAAAAATGTTTGACTTGGTGGCTCATAGGAAGCCTTGATTGACAGTGCATAAGCATTATACCCTATAAGCGAACCATTAGCCAGAAAGTTTCCGCCGTCAAGTCTAGTATGCAGATGTCCGAAGCAGGTATAGTCAGCTTTGATGGCTCTATTCCAACTAGCAATCGCTTTATTAGCTGGAATTGTTAGACCGCCAACACCGCCTTGATAGCGTATGTGTGTGCCGTGCAGAAACCTAAGTTTGTATTTATAAATGCTCAGATAGATTTGACTGCCTGAACCTATTATAAACTTAACCCTTGGCTCTGACTGAAACAAACTAGCCAGATTGCAATACATATAATTCTCGAGAGAGTTTCCCTCCTCGCCAGAAATATGTATTTTCTTGGTAATGCGGGCATGCTTTTTTGTTACCCATTAAGGGGTGTGGTCATTTCTGCCACACTCTGCATATCTCTATGCAGTCCAGACTATATCTTCATTTGATGTCTTGTAATTGAACTTCTACGAGAGTTTTCACTGTGTGTCACCCACTCCATATTAGATATTTCATATCCAATTTTAGGGTCAATCCTATCAACGGACGGAGTAAGTTTGCGACTGTAACCGCTTTTAACCCACTCAGAGTATAACCTCTTTAATGTCTCTGATTGAAATGCCCAGCGATAGAAATCTTCTCTGCTCAACAAGGATTTTCCGACGTAGAGATGTTTTTTGAGCTTTTGTATTCCCAAAATACGACTCTGCATGTTGCGATATTTTCGCATAATAAATCCCTTGAAAGTCTTTTCATAAATTTTATAATAAGGCTTTCTTTTGCTGAGGTAGTCACTCCTAGATTTTGCTCTAACTTTATCACCGTTTTTTCTATGCCATAAAACCCTTCTCTTTAAGTGGCACTGGTGAGAGCAAACCTCTTTTTGGCAGTTCTTAGCGATAAATTCGGAATTACAGATTGAACAATTTTTAGTTTTTTCGTATGTCATACTAATAGTATATCATACAAGATTAACTAAATCAAATGTCTTGCGTATAGTCGTTGAGGGTTCTCCTTAACGGAGTCTTCCCTGCTGATTGACCAATCCTTAACATTTTCACTTTCAGCTTATCTTTTCAGATTACTGTTTCGTAGTTAAGGCTCTAAGGTTGTTCCAGCATATAGCAAGATTTTTTATAGTGGAAACCATGATATTAATTACCACTGTTGCAGGGGATTACCAAGTTGCAATCAGTCTTTTCAAGTAGGTATTTGATGCCTGCTGTAATTATCGACTGAACCTTTTTAATCGCTTCAATCGGTTTTAGGCAAGTATTCTCAAGCAATTCCTCGTGAATATTATTAGAGATAAAGTCACCACCAAGCCACAAGACAATTGTTTTAATCTTAATGTCTCTTTGAAAACCCTTTACCAACTTAACACTATTGACGAAGAAGCTATCGGCTCTCTTTTCAGCTATTCTCAGATTAAAAGTATTTAATCCGTTAATAGTCTTCGGATTGACCAACTCCTCAATATGCCAGTCACTAGCTAAGATAATGGCAGTAGCTTCAGATTGGGCTAATTTAGCCTCTACAATCGTGTAACTATCCTCTGACTGTCTTATCTCGTGTATGGCTTCAACCTCTTTGCTTAGGGCTTGTATGACTTCAAGAGAGGCTTTATACCTTTTCTTTAAATCACCAGACTCTAACTTGCTAGAAAGAAAGCTAATGTCTTTCTTGACATCGCTAGTTTCGTCTAACTCAATCATTACTGACTCCTATAAAATGTAAAAGAACTGATTTTATTTATGCGTTTTTTGTTTTTCTTTTTGGATAAACTTTAGGTGCTGGAGCAGATTTAGGCATTGTCTTACTTGCTCTTAGATTAATTTTCAGTGGCTTTAATTTAATTTTCATATATTTTATTTATTTATTTCATCATCACTTACGGCAGTTCTTTTAATCCACTCAATATCAGTGGACATTTTACTTAAATTAACATTAATAGCTGTTAAAGCTGGCCAGATAGTTGTTTGCATTGAGTTCTGATAACCATCTAGCTTAGCGTTGAGAGTAGTAAGTTGCTGTTGTTGAAATCCAAAAGCAATGGATAAAATCGTCAACAGTAATCCGATAATCCACTTGAATAAATCTATTGTCAGTCCTCCTACGCTCATACTATTTAGGCTTAAAGTAACTATGGATTGGCAGAATGATGACCATTAAACCACTGATCGCCTCTACAAGCCTCATAGTGGCATCAGTCAGTCCATTGACATCTAAGTCTAACTGCACCCCTAAAACTGGCAAGACAAGGGCTATAAAGCCGAAAATGGCTGTCCAAACTCTGCGATGTTGTAATGCTTCTAATATTTGCTTCATATTTTTAATTATTAATTTTTATTATTAAACTGTAGCAGCTCCGTTTTTAGTCTTTGTGCTAGCAAGAGCTAGTCCGTTAAATGTTTTTACGCTAGCAAGAGCAAGTCCATTTGATGTTTTAACAACGGCAGATGAGCCTTCTGTGTAGTGGACAGTGATACGAACATAATCAACATAGTTTTGGTATACATCACTAGATTGACCAGTTCTTATTTCTACCACAATGCCATTTATTGTAGCACCAGATGGTATAGAAAATCCGAAGTTTGTAGCTGTTAAATAGTGTGATACTGGACTTCCCGTATAATATTTTGAGCTAAAAGCAAATCCAAATCCAGAGTTATTTATATCACTGTATGACCAGGTCGTTCCCCACAAATATGATGATGTGCCGTAAGTTAAAACGGACATAGATGATGGAGATGAACCATAGTCAGGAAGTGCTGCTCCGGTAGATTGGTCAGTCCCTGTTATGGTTCCTCCTTTAATTATTTTGACGCTGTTTTCATTATTTTTATTACCAGAAGTTGCATAAGCAAAATCACCAGAAACTTTAATATTATTTACATTTGTCCAAGCAGTTGTTCCAACAGATGCATTATCAGCGGCTGTTCCTGGATATAGTGGACCTTGCGAAGCCATACTAAACTAGACCGATATACTCGGACTTAAAATTATTTTTAATCTTTGTTTGGAGAGCGACATAGCTCTCGTCGTTTTCTTCAATAATTCCAATGTCAATAAACCTTTTCATACTTCTTAATTTATTCACATCGTCAATAAATTCGGTTTGTGCAATCTTTGCTTCATCGGCTTTTTCAGCTTCAGCTTTAGCTTCAAATTCAGTTCCAATATCAATCTTTGTTGATAGTTCTTTAAGTCCGTTAAGATGCTTTAATTTTCTATCTATCTGTTCGGTTATCCAATCTTCGGTTTGTTGTTGGTTATTTTGAAAAATCTCCTTAACTTCATCGTTAGCCTCCTCATCTCTAAAGCGGACAGCTATTGATAGCATTCCTCTTACAAATTCTTTTCCTATAATTTCTGCTTTATACATATATTTATGGTTAATTTAACTATGTGTGGGTTGTGTAGTCTGAGCTTGGATTTAAGAACATTTCATCAGCCGTTAATGCGAATCCAACTACACGGATAACTACATCGGTTGTGGTTGGTTGTGTTTGGGTTACAGAACCAGCAGTTTCAGAGGCGTAAATTGGGTTATTGATTGTGAATGATGGGAACTTAGCGTCAGCTCTTATAATGCCGTGTAGTAGAATTGTGCAAGCATTGCCATCAGTTCCTGCAACAACCACCATACCCAGTAAACCTCTGGCATCACCGTCAGCACCAGAGGCAGCATTAGCATCAACTGCTTCCCATCTGCTGTCAGTTGGGTCTAAATAAACAAGGTCACCGAATGCCTGAGTGTAGCCAGCAGTTCCAGCAACAGTAATACCTGTATATTTTCCGTCGGCAGAACCTGCTGGGTCAAGAGCAATAGTAGTGTTTTCAGCAAGGGTTATAGTGCCACCAGTAGTAAACGCCGAAGGGGTAGTCAAAGTAGGGCTTGTCAAGGTTTTATTAGTCAAAGTCTGTGTTCCGCCAACAGTCACGACTGAAGCCGAGTTAGTGCCAGCATTAGTGACACGCAAGTCACCTGTGCCAACAGTCAAGATACCAGATGAGTGAGTAGCTACCCAGTTAGTATTACCAAATCTTAGTGTGGCTGTGCTGGCTAAGTATAAATCAGCCCAGCCGTTACTTGATGCTCCCAGAAGAGTTGTATTATCTGTAGTTGGAACTAATGCAGTATTATCAATATAGACACCGATTGGGTTTATAGTCATTCCTAGGGTCATAACCCCAGCCAGAGTGGAAGAAAGCTTTAATTCCCCAACTTCTGTTCCAGCTGCAGATGATAGTGAACTGCAAGTAATTCTCGCAAACTCTGTTTGAGTGCCAGCGTCATTAGATAGTAATAAAGACTGATAAGCTTCATCTCCACTAGCCCCAGGAGTAGCCCTATCTCCCTCAAATCTAGCCACCTGAACAGATGCAGAGTCTGTATTGTTAATGAAAGTGGCTGTATTACCAGCATTGGTAAAGGTAGATGTTCCCAAGAAAGCTGGAGCTGTCTGCATTGCTACAACTGTTCCAGTTCCAGTCAAGGTATATTCTCCAACTACGCCAGAATTGTTATACAAAATACGAGTATTTGTTCCTGAAGTAATAGTAGTAGAACCAACGGTTATGCCACTTCCACCCGTAGCAGTAATTGTAGTGCCTGTAATAGTGAGTCCAGACCCTGCTGTTAGCCAAGAAACAGCACCAGCACTGTCGTCCCAAAACATAATACTGTCAGCGTTAGGGTCAGCAAGACTAGCACCAGTTCCACCATCAGCAAGAGCCACATCTGTGCCACCTGCGTAATAAACAGCCGAGCCAGAAACAGTTGGAGCATTTGTGCTTTCAATATCAGTAGCCCACAATTTAGTGAGTCTAGCTCCAGTCGCACCGATAGTCTGACCAACAGTTTGGTCTGTAAGAACCGCACCAGTGAGAGAAGTTAGGTAGGTGTTTGTGTCGATGCTTAGTGTTCCGTCACCTCCAGAAGTCTTAACAAAACCATTAGAAGTTAGGTTAGAAAGTTTAGCAATGTTTTGAGTGGTATTTACTGTGATTGTGTTAGTTGAACGAGTAAGACCAGTGGAAAAAGTAAGAGGGACTTCATAAGCCGAGGAAGCTGTGTAAGCAGCAGAACCGAGCGTTCCACCTGCACCGATAGCTAGAGTAGAGCCGTCAGTGGCGGTAAAGGTAATGGTGTTACTTGCTGTTAGAGTCTTGCCATTAGCAATAGTTAATGTAGCAGAAGTGGCTGGAGCAGTAATCGCTACTTTATTGATAGAGGTGGCAGTAGCAACACCGAGAACTGGAGTGACTAAGTTGGGAGTATCAGCAAAAACCAACGCACCAGAACCAGTTTCGTCACTCATCACCCCTTTTAATTGCAGGGAGGTAGTAGCAGCGAATTGCGAGAGAGGATTAGATGTTAAAGCATCTCCGCCTCCGGATAATGTAAAAAATTCAAGCGCTGTTTCAGCGGCATTAACTCTAACTACCTTAAGAGTTTGCCCTGTGTATGAACTTGGAGCGTCTGTTAACGCGGTAAAAGTAGTCGCTCCGCTGCCAGAGAACGTTCTGTTAATAATAGTGCCGCCGACTTTAGCTAGACCTTGATTAGACCCACTGTTAGCAAGCAGATCTAAGGCTTGAACTAATAATGTTTCACTATTTGTAAGTTGATCGGCTGTTCTTGCCATATACTAAAGTTTAATATTTAGTCCAAGTTCTTCGTAACGCTTATTTAATCTTTCTTTGTATAAATCCAACAGACTTCTTTCCCCTTGATTATCCAAAGCCTTCTGATTTAATTGTTTTTCAAATTCTGATAGTGCCTTTTCTTTCTCCTCAACATTAGCCAGTCTAACCGCACAATCCTTAGTGATTGATTCCAAATCTAGCTTTGCTTGTGCTATTTTTTCATTGACTCTATCCAAGAAAGACAGCGCTTGACTAACTTTAGATTGAGTATTCTGCAAAGTTTCTTGTGCTGACACTTCTTCTTGCAATTTTTCATATCTATTAGATTCTATCTTAGTTATTTCTGACTTCAACGATTCCTTTTTATCACTAATCCTACTACAATCACTTTCAATTTGGTTTATTATAATTTTATTAGTTTCAATAATAGCTTGCTGATCAGCTATTTCATTTTTTAAGAAATTACTACTTTCAATCAGCTTTCTATTTTCACCAATCAACGATGTATTAAGAGCCTGAGTTTCGGCAGTCTTCTGTATTGCATCGACCAAGCCGTTTTTAACGCGTTCATATTCTGATCTGATACTTTCTGTATCAGCCTCATATTTCTGTCTCAATAAGACTTGTCCAGTCCTAGTAATCATATTTAGACATTATCAACACAAGTCACGGTAACAGTGATGGTACCAGCAGAAATAGCAGTAATGTTAAAAGTCAGCCAATCAACACCGTTAATATTGACTTCGTAGAGCTGACAAATATCAGTACCGGCAGAGGTAACGCCAGTTGCGCCACGAACAGGAGCTGAGCTATCAGCTAATGTTGCAAGTTCTAAGTACCCCCAGGCATTAGTAGCCGAAGCAGCTGAAGTAAAAGTTGGGTTAGTGTCACCGATAGCACCTTGACATTTCAAAGTGAAGTTAGCGCTACTAGCAGTAGCTACGCTGACAACCACGTTTCTGAAATCCTTAACATCAATGATGTTGCCGATACCAGTAGTGGATTTAGCGCTCATGATTGTATAAACTTTTCTGTTTCTCATAATATTTTAATTTAAAGTCAATTTAATACTCATTATAAGACACCCTATAAGGGTGTCCTAAATGCTTACTAAGCAGCAATAACGAGAGCACCTGGGTCGATAGGAATCCAGCGAACTAGCCATTTAGTTGCACCAGTATTAGTTGCGGCACAGCTTAGATCGATAGTACCAGCTGCAACAATCAACGGGGCGGCCTGAGCTACGCCAGCACCAGAAGTAGTGGCAACCATAGCGTTAGCCAAAGTACCAGTAACAGTGTAGATAGTACCGACAGCGTCAGCGGTGATGTCATTAACAGCACACAAATCAACGTCAGCACCGACAGTTGGATTAGCAATCAACTTAGTATTGTTAGCTTGAGTTTGCACAACAGTTGTAACTTCACCAACGATGTCTAGCAACTTAACTCTACCGGTGACAGTAAAGTAAGGAGTAGCAGTAGTAGCAGGTAAAGTTGCGGCAGCGCGCAAAGTCACAAATGAGCCATCAGCTTGCTGACCATAGGCAGGACGAGCAGTGATTTTTCCTGTATGCATCAAGGCTAACTGAGCTAAAGTTGGAGCAGTAGTGAAACCTGGAGAAACAAGGATTACGTCACCGCGACCAGTAGTACAAGCAGCGATAGCGGTAGCCCAAGTAGAGTAAAGGCGCTGAAAACCGTCAGCATCAGGAGTCCATAACTGAGTTATGATATCGTAGTTAGGGTCGGTTGAAGCTGCTAACATGATAACCTTACCACTAGTGTAAGGGATGCCAGCCATAGCGCTCATGCCGTAGCCAGTATTTTGATTAAAGTTCATATAGGTATCTAAAACAAAAGCCACCGCCCACCGAGATCACCAATTAAGGGATTGCTCCTTTCGTTTTATTATTTACTTATTTATTAAGCCGTCCCATCACCTTTTGAGATTTTGAACCAAGCACCAGAAACGATAACGATGCCGTAACCACCACGGCTACCAAAGAGTTGGTCATCAGTACTAAACTCTTCAGCATTACCACCTGGAGTAGAAGCCTTCATGCGTGGCTCTTCCCAAATACCGAGGTAGAAGTTAGAAGCAGCGCTGGAAGCAATACCCCAGTAATAACGCTTAGTAGTATCAATAGCACCGGCAGCAGTAGTAGCAACACGAGGTAAGATAACGTGCTTGTACTTAGAAGCATAGACGTTAGTGACACCGGCGTTAGAGCCAGTAATATCAGCAGTAGACTGCAAATATTCCTTAGCGGTATTGACAGTGTTTGGCTCATCAGTGGTCCACAAAATGTTAAATTCCATGACCATCTTTTCGCCAAACTGGTTCAAGGTTTCTTCAGTCACCAAACGTTCAATACCTTCCAAAGCACCCTTAGAAAGCTTTGGGTTGTTGGCAAGAATGTTACGATAAGTGGCAGAAGAACCGCGCAAAGTGTGAGCGGTGGAAGCTAAAGCCAAAGTATCACCAAGAGTAGTGTCAACAGTATTACCATCCATGTCGGTATAAGAAGTCGAAGCAGCGAAAGTGATGCGGTGAGAAAGATCTAAATCCATTCTCTTAGCAACCTGAGTAGCGGAGCCTTCAAGACGAGCCACGACCTCTGGGTACTTGTTCTGGGTCTTCATTTCATAAGTGATACCAATATCCATACCAACGCGCTTCATGGTCATCACCTTTGAGTAACCTTGCTGCACGCGAGCACGTTCGGCTTGGTTGCCCTCGCCCTTAGTTTTGGCGTATTCTTCGGTATCAATTTCGCTAAATTCGCGAGTATTACCAGAGTTTTGGCTGATAGGATATTCCTTAACCAAACCAGAATTACGCATGACCTGTGGCACGCTCATGTAAGCTTTGCCCCAGATAACCTCGGCCAACTTGGTAAAGTCGGACAATGATAGAGTATTTAGTTCCATATTGTGGATTGTGCTCTTTTAGAGCGCAATATTAATTATTAAGCTTTGACCTTACCTAGAGCACCGATATTTAGTACGAAGTGACCTTCGGTTGCACTAAGATATTTGACACACAAGGCGATGTCCAAAGAAGATGCACTTTGGTCGATGCCAGAACCGTCATCAGCAGTGGTAAGATCGAAGTACAAACCAACGGATGAAGTTGCGAGGGTACCTTGAGCCACAGGAGCGCGGTACACGACATTTTGTTCAACTGGGACTTCTACAGGAATTAACTTAGCAGAAGCATAGTCGGAGTCAGTAGAAGCGATAGTCTTACGAGCAACACCAATGATATAAAAGCTATCAACAGTGTTAGTAGCATGCACCAAAGTGCCACTAGAGAAGGCAACGAGGTTGCCAGAGGTAATAGCAACAGAAGCTGCTACAGGCAAGTACATCATTTTAGTCTTGCCGGAGACTTTTCTAAAAGCCATATAGTTATTTATTAATACAATGTTTATAATCCCTATTACACAACAAAAAACACGACTATTGTGTAATATTCGTGTTTGATGACGCAGTTTCTGCTCTGCGAAGAAATATGTCTCTATTTTAACGCGGCGAGAAGCCTCGTATAAGTTGTCTTTATAATACTATATTACTATTTTTCAGTAACAGTGTCAACACCTAATAAAAGATTGATGTTTATTGCATCTCCGCCACTACAATTAAAAGTCTTTCTAAACAATTCTTCACGCAAATTATGAGCCAATGTCTCCATAGCGATACCAGTACTGTTAGCGAAATACTGCTCAAGACCATAATAAGCCAACTCGGCCAAGAATTTTCTAGCAAAGTAGGCATTGATATTATCAGTCACATTACCATTACCCTTTTCTTCTGACTTAATAAGGTCAAATAATTCCTTATTAATAGTCACAGCCGGATCACCAGCAAATTCTACAGTAATAGTCTTTTCATCTTTTTCGGTAGTCATTTTAATCTCTTTGTCTCCAATAAACATAAATTTTAGTTGATAAATTTATTATTAATTTCGTATTCACGACCATCTTCGGTACGAACTTTGAAAATTATATCATTAGTGCCTTGTAACTTAGTTTCGGAGATAACATCAGCCTCTAAATGCACAAAATGACGATTAAAAATAACCAAATCCATTTCCTTAGAAGTTTTATCCTCTAAATGAATACGAATACGCTGATCCTCGCCCCAAGCACCAGTTTTAGGACTTTTTTCAACAGTATTAGCGGTCATATCATCCCATGAAATGACAACTTTTCCTTCAATAGTGCGTAATCGTACAACCTTACCTTTGCCACCCTTGTTATTTTCATCAAATCTAGCTAAACGTGACTTTTCCGCAGCAAATTCTACACGCTTTAAACGCTCCATCAGTTCATCTAATTGTGATTTTTTGATAGTAACGGTTTCCGTAGTATTGGCAGTTACAAAAGTAGCTGGATCAGTACTAGTTTCAGTATCAATTACCAATGTCTGTTCTGGTTTTTTCATATTATTTATACATTAATTATTTAATACCCATATCAGCTTCAGTCAGACCCATCTTTTTACCAACCTCAATGGCATCAGAACTCAACTTATCACTAGAACTAGAACGAGTAGGAGCTGAACCGCTACGATTATAAGCAGCATTAATAGGATTAGCACTGCGACCTCCTACAGACAAGGTGTAGGCTTCTTGCATTAGCCTGCTAATCTCTGAACGAGATTTAGCATTGTCAGCATCTTTGAGACGGTTAAAATTAAGCTCAACTTTTTTACGCAATTCAGTATCTTCGCCAACCAAAGAATCAAGAACATCATTCTTTACCTCGTTAGCAAAGCTTTCTGTAAAAGCTTTCTGATCAGCCTCTAACTTTTCTTGTTGCTGTTTAAGAGAAAGTTCAGTAGCTGTTAGCTTTGCTTTCTCATCCTCAGTCATTTGCTCCAGCTTGCGAAAATTAAAATCTTTGTTCTCGAGCTTTTCCAATTTAGATTTTGTTTCTGCCAGTTGTTCTTGGATTGTTTTAACTTCTTCTGGTGGCAAAACACCTTCAATCACTTCGCCATCGGCGTTGTATGCTTCAAATGTCATATTTTGAGTGTACAGTTGTTAACTATACACTATTAATTAATTAAATTATCTCTTGTTCATCTTCCTTAGACATTTGTTCTTCTCGTTTCAAACTGTCCAAATATTGAACATGATAATTTTTAATTAACTCCATAACACCAGCAATACCTAACATCTTTCCGCGACCCTCTGCCAATTCTTCAACACTATGACAATTAGAAATAGTATTTAATATTTCTTCCGTATAAACATGATCACAAATCTTACCGAAATACTGATTGTTGTAAATGACACTACACGCCGCTAATAAATCACGTCTATCGTTTTGCGAGAGGTTATCAAGATACTTCTCCGAATCAAACGACAAAAGCGACATGGCCTTATCTATTGTTTGTTTGTTTATCATAAATTATTGAGGCATAGCAGCCGTGCCTAGCCCTCTATTTAATTGAGCACCTAAACCACCATTATCACCACCACCCATTGCGGCCGGAGTTGGCATTGGTTGCACACCGCTAACAAAGAACTTATCAGGATTTTGCTTAGACAAAACTCCAAATCTCTTTTGTAGGTATGGCAAGTTCACCGACTGCGGTCCGAATAAAGTAATAGCGTCCTGAATAGTTTGTTTGAATTGAATAAACTCTAAATCAGAGCTGGCTTTCTCTGTCGGTGCAATAGTGATGTACCAAAAATATTTCATCTTTGCTACGTCAGGGTGCATGTAGGTTTTACGCACAGGCGTACGCATCTGTTGCGACAACTGATCTTCTTCTTCCATGATTTGTTCCGGTGAATAAGCAGCGGCATCAGGAGTAAAAGAAATAATCTTTTTACCCATACGCGTATCTTCCATTTGTGAGTCAACAATAAAAGTTTTAAAAGTATCTTCTAATTGACCGGTCAATTCATTAACCTTAGCGTCCTGCTTCTTAGTCCAATTAGTTAAAATATTATAGATACGCAACCACGACAACTGTTTTTCAAGGTTAATAATACCGTAAATAACCAGACCTAATTTCATCATCTGTTGCTTCTTCAACTCCAAAATCTCTGTCGCTGTCTGACGACCGCTAGTCTGATCTCCAGCAAAAGCTGGACTGACAGACTTCTGATCAACAATATTTTTAATAAACTCAAAAGCTGCAAACTCCGACTGTGACACGCCATTATTATCACCGATAGGAGAGATTTTGTTAGGATCAATTTGGTTAGTTATTTCTCCGGCATTAAATATCTTGCGCGACAATACGCGACCAGTGTTATTAGCCAGCGGTGGCATATAAGACTTTTGTGTCTTAAGCACAATCAACTTCAACATCTCATCAAGCACACCCTGATCAACTTTAGTCTTGGCTGGAATAGACTTAGAGTAGGCAAAGAAATTAGAAATAGGATAAATATCACCTTTAGCAATGGTGTATTCACCAGACGGAGATACAGCCTCCAGCGGAAAGCCGGCAGGCAACATCATCACGCCATTCAACATAATCATAAACTCGTTCGCCCACTTATCCTGAAATTTAATCACCTCGACATAATTCTCTTGTTGTTCCTCTAGTGTCCAGTGACGATAGGTAGAGTCTTCAGTCGGAGCTACTTTAACAACTTTCTTAGGCACAAACTTCCAACGACTCCAATTTTTATAAATAGTTTCCGCCTCAGCATAAGACATGACCTCAAAAGTATAGAGATACGGCTGTTTCTTAATTTCAAATTCTCTGATGTTACCGAGAAAAACTTTATCACCACGCATCAGACGTGTCTGACAACCACAAAAGCCGGCAATATCTTTAGGTGTCCACTTAATCTTTTTCACATCCACGCCATTATACCAATCAATATCAGCCAATTTCTTTTGCACGCGCGTTTCTTCCACCCATAATTCCTCGACAAAACAAGTTCCTTGGTCTAAAAGCTCCTTATAGATAAGCATGCGCTTAGTATCATAGTCTTCAATTTCACGCGACTTCTTAACAAGGTCTTCAAAATTACGACCCAACTCATCAACTTCCATCTGGTCTTTATCAAAAGCTATGATGTTCGGTTCAAGATTATAATTTAAAATAGCTGACAACAATGTATTACCCTTTTCCTCAGTCGTACCAGTAACAATACGCGTATCTTCCGGATTTTTCTTAGGCGGAATATAAGAATTGGCAGCCTTGAGATTAGAATCGTAATACTCCTGATAGTTCTGATCATTAATTTCTTTGTGAGCAGTATTTCTATCCGTCTGAGCATTAATCAGCTTTTTCATTAAAGAAGCACGGTAAAGAAGTTCCTCCTCACTATAATCAGGAAATTCCGGCTGAAGATTTTTTTGATTATCTTTTAATTCCTCCTGTAGAGTTTTCATAATTTATATTTTAGATCATCTAATTAATAATTAGATTATTGCAAACCTGTCAAATGATTTAGTAGTTGTATCATTGTTCGCCCAATCATCCTCATCATAAACATCATTATTAACCGGCGTAGTTATACCATGAACAGCCAAAGCAAGCGACATCACGCGGTCATCATGCAAATTCTTACGTGTCTGCACTTCAATCCTACCTTTCTTAGTAAGAACATATTGAAAACCCTCAAGCTCAGAAATCAGTTCTGGGTCGTTCGGAATTTTAATTTTCTTCTGTTCCAAAAGTATAGCGAGATTGTTTAACAGGTCGCGACGCGATGTAGTTGAAAATATTATAGCACCATCATCACCAATATTCAAACCCATTCGCTCCAAATCTTCCACAATCGGATCACCAACGCCTGTCCGGTCAATCTTTAGTTGCGCATTATTATACTTGCGCGCCTTCGCTTCAATCAACATCTTCTGAAAATTCCAATCAACCTGATTAAATCGTTCCTGCTTCTTCGCACGAAAAGTCGCAAGGTCAAATGGTGTTAGCACTGTGTAGTCGTTATACTTCGCAAGGTCAACTCCTAAATTGTAGAAATGACGTGGATGTTGGTAATCATCAGCCTCATAAAGACATTGTTTGATATTCCTAAAGAAAGCACCGGCATTTTCCGTAAAATCACAAAAATACTCCTGAAGAAATAAAGCCTCAGGAGTATTACGTCGTGCTTCCTCAAGTTCAGCGGGACTGAAGCTATGCGTATCATCATTAGTTTTTACACTCACAAACCACTGATTAGGATTTTGTTTGCCATACTCCATTATCTCCCAGGAATGATTACGGCCTTTGGGCGTAAAAATAAAAGTAGCAGTGCCTTTGTTTTCACGCAAAATCGGCTGAATAACAGCTGTCCACATCTCCGGATTCTCCTCAGAAAACTCATCAAAAACCACATCAATCGGGTTGATACCACGATGCTTATCAATATCATCACAACCGGCGAATCTTTGAATGCTACCATTCTTATAATAAATAGATAACTCAGACTCATTCATCTTCTCAACCAATTCCATCGGCACGTGTTCCTTAACAAGTTTATCAAAGATAACGCTCTTAGCCTGTCTATAAGTCGGTAAGAAATAATAATAAATATTAACATCATTCCTTTCCTTTTCCGTAAGACGATGATCGTTGGGTGCTAGCCAACGTTCCAAAGATTTTGAATACTTTAATTGTGTGCGCAAAATTTGCTGATTAAAAACTGACTTTGTCTTACCACCACGACGATTAAAAACTGCCACCTTGAATCTTTTTTGCGATTCCAAGAGTTCCGATTGGTATGGCCGAGGCGTGAAATTTTTTGGGAGAGATATTTCCATTATAGTGAATTATTTACTTGTTATTTCGCCTTCAATGTAGTCATCGTCTGGTGTTGGCTGTTCTATGCCCATTCCGACGATATTAACGACAACTGACTGGCCGTTCGTGCCTTCTAATTGTGTAGGCAAGACACGAAGCTGTAGTTTATTATATTCAACCAATGCTAACTTCCTTTCACTGACATCTTCACTATTCATCATAGCCTCCCAATTAGCCCACCACAGCTTCCTGTGCTTATAAACTCTGTCCTTGATATAAGTAGTGGTCTTGCCTTGTGCGAGCGCAGCAAGGGCCTTTTTTTCCTTTAAAACCTCTATATCCTTATCTAGTTTTTCTTTGACTACTATCGCGTTGTCTTGAGGTAAGTTTTCCATAGATTTATATTATACAATTTAGAGAGTGTATTGTAAAGCTGGAATATTTTTGAGGTTCTCTGGGGAGGCTAGGATGTGTATATCACCGATCACGATTGGGGCCCACCCCCACCCCTCCAAAATTGACAAATAGATATAATTGTGTTGTATTAAATACTATTTACAAATTAATTAAAAGATTTTGTAATATGTAATAAAGATGAGTCGTACAATATATCTTGTACGACTCATACAAAAACCGAACACTTAATTGCTTAATATTAGCAATAATTGACAAGCATAAAAACAATATCAGGGGGCGGATTAAAAAACTTGACAAATGCGGTAATAATTTTTTGGCATTTCGTGTTATAATATACATATTAGACTATACTTTTGACAAATTTGTCAAATGTTAGTTTATTAAAACACGAAATTGTCATTTTGTCAAAAGACGGCATATATTATAACACGAAAAAACGCCTATACCCCTTTTCATTGGCGTTTTTAAAAAAAATTTATGACAACCAATTTTTTATTTTTTGCTTGTCAGGGTCCTGTCATTTGGTGGGCAAGGCCCATTTTTATTGGTCAAAACAGTGATTGCTGACAGGCAGACAGGCAATTTCCAAAATTACTTTACAATTTTTTTTGTTTTCTCTTTTTTCTCCTGCCCAAAATATATACAATTATAAATTTAAAAATTGCTTGTCATCATGTCAAAAAACACCAAAACCCCCCGTATTTATTGACTGACAGGCAAACTGACAAGGCTCTGACAAGGCTCTGACTACCAATTTTTTGGCTATTGACAAGCAATAAAAACAAAAATCAGTATAATATATGCCCATTCCAACTATTTTGGCTAATACTAAACAAAAACAACAATTTCACAAAAAGCCATATAAGCCCCATAGAAGAACGAAAACAAAAAAGAGCTACCTAAGCTCAACTTTATAAAAAAAAATATACAATAAAATAGTTATTAACAAGCAAATCTCTAAAAATTTACGATCAATCCAACCATCAACGCATTTTAGGCCAATATTAGCAATAAATACTAAAACAATAAGCCCTTGACTATTACTATTTTTTAATATACAATTATTTGTATATTAAACTAACCGCCAGCAATCACTAATAGTCATTGCTCGCCAAAAATATGACAGTCAATCTCACTAACGGCAAAACTCTACAAATAATCCGTATAATCGCTGAAAGCACACTTGCAACGCAAGTCGAACTAGCCAATCCAAAAGGACAAATCATCTTTATCCAAAACGAACAAATTAAGTCAATCACTAATTAATAATCATCTAACTAATTAATATGACAATCCTAAAAACCACAAAAAAAGATCAAGCCGAAGCTAAAAAGTATATTCTGCAAGTAATTAATGACATGGTAAAAGAGGGCAGAAAGCAGGGCGGTTTTTTGTTATGCGTGCAACTGCACGCATAAAATAAATACTCGCCAACACGGCAAAAATTGTATCTTTTCCAAAAGACATTATCAAATTCCCGTTTGAAATCTAAATCCAATATTCGGAAATTTGAAATCTAATTGTCCTTGCTAAGTAAAAACATATCCGATGACTAGTTGTTGATAACATGCGTCGTAAAATAATAATCAGCAAAAACATCAACATCTTCCAGTCTTGTCCGTCATCTAAAAAAGTGTTACTCTGTCATCACATAACTAACTTGTGATAATGGTGCTTAGCTCCAGGGAAGTTTCTCACAAGTTACTCTCCCTGAAGCTAAGCACCATTATTTATTAGACCGAACAACGGTCCAATCCGCTAACAATATGAAAAAACAATCAATAGCTATCGGTGACGAAGAGCGTGAATACACCGCCGCTAAAAACAAAATAGACGAGGCACTGAAAGTCAAATCACGAACTTATCTCGGACTCTGTAAGAACGAAGCGTGCTATAATATGCGCCGCAAACACAGTGCCTATTGTGAAATTTGCACACAGAACAAATAATAATCTAAATCTCTACCCATGTCAGAGATGAAAGACAATCTAAAAGACGAAGATCGCATTGAGTCTATTCGTAAGAATTGCAAAGACCCTGTCGTGATGGCGATGTATCTCTTGCAAGACAATGCGACGATGGTGTCGTGCAACGATGCACTCTACATCTATAATGGTAAGTGCTACGATTTTATCTCCGACAAAGACCTTGACCGCATGTATCTTAATTTTTGCATTGAATACGGTATTACCAACGCTTTCAAGAATGTCAACATGGTGTTACGGGCGCTGATTGTTTATCCTGGTGTGGCACGCATTGAGAAGATGAATGACTATCCTAATTTAATGTGTCTTAATAATGGCATACTAAACATTCATACTAAGGAGTTTATCCCTCACTCACCAACATATTACTTCGATAGCGCCATCAATGTTGATTATGATCCTAACGCTACCAGCGCACCAAACTTCGTGGCTTTCCTTAACCATACTTTTAATGGCGAGCAAGACACTATTGCCAACATCATTCGTTTAGGTGGTTATTTATTAGACACCTCTAACGCTGCTGAGGCCATGTTTTTATTTAATGGCAATGGCGGTTCGGGAAAGTCAACATTAATTAATACTTTTTCTATGTTTTTCCATCAGTCGATGGATGAGAAAAATCAAGTAACATCTCTGACTTTGGAACAGTTAGCGTCAGGGACTTTTGACAAAATTTGTTTGCTTAATTCTCGCTTCAACCAATGTGCCGAGACTAAAAAGGGGCACATTGAGTCTGAAGAGATTAAAAAGATTGTGTCGGGAGATGTTATTAGTATTTCTCGCAAATTTAAAGAGCCTGTCAACTTCCGCCCTAAGCTCAAAATCATCGTAGCTTGTAATGGTCTGCCGACTTTCACTGATACTTCTGACGGAACTTATAGACGTATTGTTATAATAGAATTTACCAATCAGTATAAGCGCCCATCAGAATATGCGAAAATCAAAAATCCAGAACTAAAAAATATCTATGTCATGGACACAGATTTAAATAAAAAGATAATGGCAGAAAAGTCAGCTATTCTCAATCTTTTTATTGGTGGTCTTATTGATCTTAAAAATAGTAAATACGAGTTTGTAGCATCGGCCAGTTCTGAGGCTTCTATGGAGGTTTTCCGCCGTGAGTCAGACTCTTGTCGTGAATATCTGGAAACCACTTATGAGATAGATAGCTCTGGAGAAATAACTCTAAAAGATATTTATGAGGGTTTTCGCTTTTGGTATCGTCAGAATGTGCAAGATTATGGTGGTATAAAATTCCGTAGCTCCGAACTTGCTAAACGTGTCAAAGAAACTTTTGGTTTAGCTTCTACTGGTCGCAAGGCTTACTATAATAATGACACTAAAAGCTATGAACGACTTAGCTTTTATCCTCTCCGTCTCATCAATCCACCTATAACCGAAGAAGAGCATGTTGATAAACAAATTGAAGCTTTTTTAAATAAATAATAATACGGAAATAATAATATGTTTGAAAAATTAAAAGACTTTATAAATGCAAATGATATTCTTACTCAAATCGAAGTGTGGACGCACATCGCTCACAAGATTCGCAAGGGTGAGGAATTAGACAAAGTAACAAATAATATGGATATAACAATCATTCAAGACAGTAAAGGCGAATTCAAGAAGATGTATCATTATAATGATTCAGACTCATTTGCTATGCGTCTTTTAGAACTTGACATTAAAAAGGGAAATATCGTCCAGCCAAGAGTTATCCACAGTGACCTTGCCGATTATGGACTATCTAAGATTGAGTCTATACGCATCAACTTACGCTACCTACATCATCTCAAAAAGATACTTGAAACACGTGAAGCAGACACTAAATCACTGCTTATGCGCCACCCTAACTGGCACAGTCAGTGGCAACACAATATAGCACAGAAAGAATTAGACAAAGTAAATAAGAATATCCGCATTAAGTTAGATCAGTTAAAAACTGAACGTTCTGGCAAAAGTTATCCACAGCGTATAGAATACGACTTAGAACGTATTAAGAAAGTTCCTTGTAACCTAATCGCTGACATCGCTCCTTCCGGGTTTTTCATTGTAAATCCCTTTAGAAATGAGCGTTCTCCGTCCAATTCCTTGCACTGGAACAAAACTACAAATCGTTGGACAGATTATGGCAGCGGTCAACATGGGGATAACTTAGACCTCTATATGAAGATTTACGATTGCGATCTACCGACAGCGCTCAGAAACCTAAGCAATATGGGCTAATACAATTATTTATATACATTTGACAGTAACCAAAATAAAGTATATTATTAGATAGTAATTAATAAAGCAAAACTAATTTTATATGCCAGAAAAAAAGTTAAGCACTATTGCAGATTTCTGCCGTGATAAAAATATCACTCTCAAGGAATTTTCAGATATGACCGATGTCAGTTACTCCATGATTACAGCCATCAAAGATGTTACTAATCCTGAGGTCGGTCTGCAGACAATCATAAAGATTTGGACCGGTACCAAGGATCGGTACGGTGATGGCAACGCTCTGGCTTGCACAGAGTGGCTAGATCTCCCAAAGTTTTGGGAAAAATAATATCGATATTTCTGCTGATAAGGGGAGTGACTAAGAAACATCAAGGATGGGACAACAATCACTCCTCCTTATCGGTGGAATTTCATTAAAAACTAAAGTTAAATATGAACCTACTATTTTTCAAGTTCCTATTCCTAGTTGTGCTGGTAATGGCCATACTATTTGTAGGCGAGACATTGTTTAATAAACCTAATAAAAAGAATAAAAAATAATTATATGGAAAACAAAGGTGTAATCGCTGTCGTAACTCTAGTCGTGATGTTTATTCTGGCCTTGTTTATTTGGCCAGTAACATCAGTCGCTCCAGCTCACAGAGGAGTTGTTATCAAGTTTGGTCAGATACAGAATGAAACTTTGTCTGAGGGTTGGCACATCATTAATCCGTTTTCCAGTGTCTATGATATGGACATCAGAACTCAGAAAGAGGAAATTGAGTCAGCAGCCGCCTCTAAAGATTTGCAGAATGTATCCACTAAAGTAGCTATCAATTACAAATTAGACCAAGACAAAGTTGCTCAGCTATACAAGGAGATTGGCAAAGACTATTCCGAAGTGTTGATTGCCCCAGCCGTGCAAGAAAGCATCAAGGCTGCTACTGCTAAATTTACTGCTGACGAGTTGATTACCAAGCGTGAAGTTGTTAAGGAGGAAATCCTAAACTCTCTCAAGCAAAGAATGGAAGGCAAGTATATTGTTATGGAGAATGTGTCCATCACTAACTTCCAATTCTCAGAGTCATTTAACAAGTCTATTGAAGCGAAAGTAACTGCCGAACAAGATGCTCTCGCTGCTAAGAATAAGTTAGCTCAAGTTAAGTTTGAAGCCGAACAGCGTGTTGCCCAAGCCCAAGCCGAAGCAGAAGCTATTAAAATTCAAGCTCAAGCTGTTACCTCACAAGGCGGAGCTGATTATGTTAAGTTGAAGTGGGTAGAGAAATGGAATGGAAGCCTACCAAGCACTATGCTCGGTGAGAATACACCTATTATTGGCCTGAAGTAGTATGCACATCAACAAAATAGAACTGACCAAATCCCGAACCGCCGGCCTGTCTAGCGGCTACCGGACCAAATACAATAAGGTCACACTGACTATGAGTGCGGAACTAGCTGAGAGTGATGATTATAAAGTCTGCTACGAAGCACTTAATGAAGCTGTGAACGAGGCATTGGACAATCAGTTTAAACCTAAGGAATAGTATGGAAGATAAACAACAAGAGGCAGAATCCAACTGGCAAAAGGGAATACATACTAGTCGCAACAGGACTTTGCCACTGACCGAATTAAACTCTAAGTATTTAGGCAATATAATTGCTAAGTACAAAGAGCAGGGTTATGATGTCAGCACCTTATTAGCAGAACAAGAACGACGAACTAAATTAGAATTATTCATTTAATAATAAATATATGGCAGACACAAAAAAGACCAACGAAGATTTCAGCGACGAGAATGTACCTAACTCATCTTGGATGAAATTTGACAAGATTGGTGACTACATCAAAGGCACTTTGACCACCAAGCCTTATATAAAGAATGGCACCGGTGAATTTCCCGATCAGTATGTCTATCAATTAACCAATGTCGAAGCAGTCATTAATGGCGCTAAGGTCAGCGAAAAGGAAATGAACTTAGGTGTCAGCACTAACAAGGAGTTTGTCTGGTCACGCCTCAACAAAGCAGAAATTGGTCACAGAATTGGTCTGTCTTATCAGAAAGATGTCCCAGCAGCTAAGAAAGGTTTGCGTGCAGCTAAGTCACTGATGCCTTGCATCTGGGGTAAGGATGCTAGTTTCATTGACCCGATGTTGGAAGAATTCAATCAAGGTGCTAGTGATGTGAAGGTTGAAGATATCCCGTTTAATTAAACTTATCCACAATACCGAGCTTGTCAAAGGCATTCCTGATAAGCTCGGTGACTGGAACGTGGGAAATAGATAATAATGGGGCGTGTCTACAGACGCTACTTACATTCCAATCTCTCAAGTAGAACATTATAGAAGCTTGAGCCCACATTCTAGTCACAATTAATAAACTAACAATAAGCACCACTGCTTATGATTTGATATGTCTGAAATAATTAATAGTAATCAAGTTTATTATCAGCAAGGTGGTGGTGATGAGCAATACACGCCTCAATATGGTGTAGAGGTTTTATTGCCACATATCCAGCACTTAAAAAATAAGATTATCTGGCTTCCTTTTGACACAGAAGATAGCCAATTTGTAAAAGTCTTAACAAAGAATGGATTTAAGATCACATATTCTCACTTAGATAATGACCAAGATTTTTTAAACTATGAGCCAAAAAATTGGGATGTGATGATAAGTAACCCACCATATAAAAATAAGAGAGTTTATTGGGAGAGGGCATTAGATTTAAAAAAACCATTTGCTTTATTACTACCATTAAATATTTTGTCTGACTCAGTGATCAATGTAACCATGAGAGAGAGAGAGAGAGAGAGTTTCAACTCCTAATTCCTAGTAGAAGAATGAGGTTTTACAATAATTTAACAGGTAAAACTGGAAATCAACCAACATTTAAAGCCGCTTATTTTGGTGTTAACATATTTCAACAGCCGATAATACTGGCTGATATGAATATTAAATAAATAATATGAAATTCTACTACATCCCCAAACACGCTATCATGATGCCTTGGACGCGTATCATTGAAGCAGATAGCTTAGAGGCTGCCGAGCAAGCACTCATTGACCTCCTAGGCAGTCATAATGGGCGTGTAGAGAGTCATTATCTGTTTAAGGAGACGGACTTTGTGAAGAAGACGTATGAGGGGTTAATAAGGGTTAAATAATTAAACATAAATATATGACAAACAAAACTAAGGTATTTAGACATGGTGAAATCCTATTTTGCCAAATTGAAAAATTACCAAAAGGATTAAAGGAGACCAAATCCAAAGTCTTTGCTACAGGTTCACACGGTAACTCTCACACTTTTGACAATGGAAAACTTTATCTGAAGCAAGATGGTGATTACATCTTCGGTTATTTCGTGGCTAAAGACACTAACCTCTTCCACCCTGAGCACAGTCCTAAAATTGGAGATGCTAAATTACCAGATGGTATTTATGAACTACGCAGGCAGCAAGAGTTCGTGAATAGCGAGCTTACTCCAGTCATTGACTAAGAATAATTTATTTTAAATCTATGCTAGAAAAATTAACTCCTAAACAAATCAAATTACAGGCAGAAGTTAGAGACGAATGGATTAACATTGCTCTCCACGAGAAGAAATTTGATAAGGAAGAATGTGAGCAATCAGTTAAATGGCTTTACTACACTTCTAACTTAAAAGAACCAAGAGTAGAGTTCGTCTATGGTCCAAAAGATTTTTCTAAGAAGTTTTTAGATTCGGTCAGGGCTTCGGTCGGGGATTCGGTCAGGGCTTCGGTCGGGGATTCGGTCTGGGCTTCGGTCGGGGATTCGGTCTGGGCTTCGGTTTGGGATTCGGTCAGGGCTTCGGTCGGGGATTCGGTCAGGGCTTCGGTCGGGGCTTCGGTCGGGGCTTCGGTCAGGGATTCGGTCAGGGCTTCGGTCAGGGCTTCGGTCGGGGATTCGGTCAGGGATTCGGTCGGGGATTCGGTCAGGGCTTCGGTCTGGGATTCGGTCTGGGATTCGGTCTGGGATTCGCAATCTTGGTGCTGTTTGTCAGGAGATGCAGAATTTGGTGCTTGGTATGAATACTGGAAGAAGATTAATATCTACCAAGAAGATAAGGCTGATAAGTATGTTGGTTATCTAAGGTCAGGTGCTTTCTATGTCTTCTTTTTTGAAAAAGTCGCTTTCGTAATGGTTAGACCTACTAGCGTCTTGCAGAACGACAGAAAACAACTGCACTCTCTCACAACTCCAGCTCTTACTTTTCAAGACGGAACTGAAATTTACTCTATTGACGGCGTAACTTTTGACAAGGAATGGTGGGATAAGATTGCTAATGACCGAATGACACCAGACGAGATATTTGCTATCGATAATGTAGAACACCGCCGTATTGCATATCAATATATGGACAAGGCGAAGATGAAATCTCTTAAAGATTTTAAAGTCTTAGACGAACAGATTGACACCAAAGGCAATCCAATGAAAGTAATCTCTTTCACTGTGCAGAATATGGACGAGCCATTAAAGTTCTATAATTGTATCTGCCCAAGCACCGGTCGTGAATACTTTTTAGGGACTGATGAAACTACTTGTGTAAAAGCAAAGAACAAATCTTTCGGATTAGAAGATTGCGAATTTATTAATGAATGGTAAAAATAATTATATGCTAAAACAGGAGGACTATTTCAAGCCAAACAATGGCTATCTAACAAGAAGTCTAATTTCTGACTTCCGCCTCTCACCTAACTACTTCTACCGCAAACATATTTTAGGCGAGATAAAAGATAAGAATAAGGACTGTTACCGCATAGGCTCAGCTACCGATGATATTTTGGCTCAGATAGCTAATAAGAATAACTATCACATCTTTGACGGTGATTTCAGAAGCAAGGAAAATCGTCAAATGAAAGCTGATTTAGAGGCTCAAGGCAAGATTGTAGTTAAAGAAGCCGAGTATCAGCAAATTATGGCTCTAGCTATCGCTGTAGAGTCCACAGAAGCCTATCAACACCTCAATACCTATCCAAGACAAGTCTTACTGCAATGCGAAAAAGAGTTTAAGAACGGCTCATTTCATGGCCTCGCCGCCCTACCAGACTTCGCCAAGATTACTAATGATAGCGCTGACCTCTGTGATCTTAAAACAACTACAGGTTTACCCATTTTCAATGGTCAAAAGTGGCGTTACAAGTGTCAGGACATGGGTTACTTCCTACAGTTTGCCTTACAAACCATCATCTTGCAGAGGCAAGGCATAAAGAACTTCACTTACCGGCATTTAATTGTAGATAAGACGGAAAACATCAATAATGTCTATGCCGTAATGATTCATCCACAATTCATAGAAGATGAAATTCCTGACCTCTTAGATACCATAGAGGAGATAGGCAATTCTGACTTTAAAAAACCTATCGTTTCTTGGGCTCACGCTCATTATCTAGAGAAAAATCCAGTCAGCCGAGAAGAAGATTTTAATTAATTAAAAATATGAAACATAAATACTTAGGCAATAGCTATTATCTGGTGTGGCTAGTGATCAATGGACAGGATTGCTTCCAGCGAGTCGTCCATAGGGAGCAATTAGCTTATTTACTAGCTATAAACAGTTAATCCCCCGTGGCGTAACCAACTGCTTACTAACCGGCAGACTTTCTATGCCACTTGTCTGAGGTGAAAGGTTACAGAGCCTCAGACCTTTTAAGAGAAATTTATTAACTAAAGACAAAAATATGGACGAAACATATAAGATAGTCCGAACTTACTCCGCTGGCGTATTCGCTGGTAATGTAGTGAGTCGTAACGGACAAGAGGTCAAAATGACTAACGCTCGCCGTTTGTGGTATTGGTCAGGAGCGGCTTCACTTTCACAATTAGCGGTAGATGGAACTTCAGACCCAGATAATTGCAAATTCCCAGCTCCCGTAACAGTGGAATTACTACAAGTAATTGAAATTTTAGATGTTACTGATAAAGCTAAAAAATCTATTGAAAGCGTAACTGTATGGCAAAAATAATTAACTCTGGCTCTGGCTCTGGCGATGGCTATGGCTCTGGCTCTGGCTATGGCTATGGCTATGGCTCTGGCGATGGCTCTGGCTCTGGCTATGGCTATGGCTATGGCGATGGCTCTGGCTCTGGCTATGGCTATGGCTATGGCTATGGCGATGGCTCTGGCTGATAACAGCCAAGGCGAACGATAGTCCTAGAGCCAGTGCAATTCTGGCTGTTTGTCCATTAACAATAGTTAAGTAAAATGTAATCGTGTTAACAATGGTTAACTAAGACACCTTTTTGCTGGTGTCGGCAAAAAGTCTAATAAATAAAAATTATGTTCAAAGAAACGCCAGACGGACAGACATACTCCTGCTCCCACGAGACCACTAACACGAGTGGGATATGTGATGAGTGTTTAGGCTCATCAATTAAAGAGATTAAATAAACTATATGTTAATATTCTGTGACCAAAACAAATCACTAGTGGAGAAAGTCAAGGCGGTGATGCCAGCTGACTTCTGGGGCGAACCAATTAAGGTTATTGAGGGCGATATTTTTCAGGTCGCTAAGGATAACGGCTGTCTAATCGCTACTGCCTCCAATCCTCAATTCACTATGGGAGGTGGACTGGACGCCCTCATTAAGAATAACTTCCCAGAGGAGTGTAAAAAACCTGTCGCTTGGACGAAAAGCGAACATCTTTACTTCGTTCTAACGGTAGATGACAAAATCCAAACCGGTAAAGAGATTGTCAAAACCGCTCTAATGAACATCTTCGGTAATCGTCATCTCAACATCGCTTTTACTGGGCTGGGGACTGGCATTGGTGATCTGAGTGAAGACGATTTTATTGAAGTTTTAAAGTCTGTTTTGATTGCTAGCAGATTATCTTTTACCGCTCTAGAGATAAAGGGTTATAAGGCTTTTGACGATGGCTGGAAGTGTAGAGACAAGAAGTATGTTGTAGGTCAGGACTATAATGAGAGCGATATTAGCATCTGTAATCGTGGTATGCACTTCTGTCGCAAGGCAACTAGCATTTTAGAGTTTTACAATAATCCTTTTTTTATTGCTGAGGTTATCGGAAGCGGTAAAGCCGAAGAAGAAAATAACAAGGTCTGTGTCAGTAATATGAAGGTAGTTAATGACATTACTTGGAACAGATCTAATCTTATGAACTCGGGTGACCGCAACTCGGGTTACTACAACTCGGGTGACCGCAACTCGGGTGACTACAACTC